CAACAAAGGTATCTGTAACACTTGGATATACTTTAAATTTAGGAAACTTTCAATCGCTTAGACTAGATCTTGGCGTAACAGATGCAAGGCGTGATGGAGAAAATGTAGATCAGGCTTTTGAGCGTGTATACAAGTTTGTTGAAGACAAACTAACAGCAAAGATTTTGGAAGCACAGACCGAGGCTGAAGCAAAGTAATGGCAGACCGCAAAGACCGAATGGCTTTGCTCAGTCGCTACAACAAACTTCATTTGCAGAGATACGAGCAAAAGGCCAACTTAAACTTAAATGTTGAGCAGTGGGCTGCCGATGGTCTTATTGAGTCATATGGAATTTCGGCATGCTACGATTTGTTAGATTTTTATTTTCAGGTATCTGCAAGCCCATCGTGGAATGTTTTTGCTTACAAGGCTCAAGATTTGTTAGATAGAAAAAATGAAATACAAAAAGATATTAAAGATAGAGCAGAGCGTAGACAGAAAGCAAAGGAGTGGCTAAGTGAATAATACAGAGTCAAAACTAATTACCGCTGTATTACAGGATAAACAAATTCATGTATTGCTACAGGCTAATGTTGAAAACCTTTTGAGAACCCATGGAGATATTTGGAATTTTATAAGGCTTTATTTTGAGAATAATTCCTCACTACCGCCAGCAGACCTAGTTAGAGAAAAATTTAGAGACTTTGATCCAATCCCAGGCGTAGGTGCAACTAAGCACCACCTAGAAGAATTGCAAGGAGAATATCTAAGCGATAGTCTAAAAGATATTCTAAGATCTGCTGCAACACAGGTTCAGCAAGGTGAGGGTGGCAAGGCTTTAGAAAGTCTTATTACTCAAACATCTGAATTAAAAAAGAATACTGCTGCTATCAGAGACATTGATGTTACTGACCTAGATTCTGCAGTTGCATATTTTGAAAATGTAAAAAAGCAACAAGAGTTAGGCCATATAGGAATTAAGACTGGGCTACCAGGATTTGATAACTACCTGCCTTCTGGAATCATGCCAGGGCAACTAGGAGTCTTCTTGGCATATCCAGGTATCGGAAAGTCCTGGTTGGCTCTCTATTTCGCTGTACAGGCCTGGAAACAGGGTCGTAGCCCATTGGTCATCAGTCTTGAAATGAGTGAGACAGAGGTTCGCAATCGTGTCTTTGCAATTATGGGTGAGGGTAGATGGTCTCATAGAAAATTAAGTAATGGAGAAATAGAGTTAGACATGCTAAAAGAATGGCATGCAAAAAATCTACAGGGCAAGCCAGAGTTTCACATCATCTCAAATGATCAGGGTGGTGAAATCAATCCATCAGTTCTTCGTGGAAAGATTGATCAATATAAACCAGACTTTGTCATTGTTGACTATTTACAACTAATGTCTCCAAATCAAAAGTCTGAAAATGAGACGGTACGAATGAAGAACCTTTCACGAGAACTTAAACTTATGGCGATCAGTGAAGAAGTTCCTATTATTGCCATTTCATCTGCTACCCCAGACGATGTAAGTGACCTATCTACGGTTCCTACATTAGGCCAAACTGCATGGTCTAGGCAGATTGCATATGATGCTGACTGGGTATTGGCGTTGGGTCGTGGGGCCAATAGTGACATTATTGAATGTGCCTTTAGAAAGAACCGTAATGGGTTTATGGGTGACTTCTTGGTACAGTGTGATTTTGATAAAGGATACTATAGATATAAAGACTTTGAAGATAAGTAGGTATAATATGGTATGTCAAAAAATAGGGAAAACATTCCACCAGATTTTTATCACCACAAGCCACTCAGGAAATTTTACATCAATGGTGTAATTCAGGACGAGGCTCTATTGGGCAGACTTAAAATTGAATATATAAGGTTGTTGGTTTCAGAAATGAGGCTATGTGGATATGTGCCAAGACTTGATCTTGACCCAGACTTCACAATAAGGTATAATGATATAAAAGGTTTTTTTGAATTTGAATTATCTATACACGGAGTTTACGCAGGGAAAAGGAAGAGCGAATGGATAGCAGGGGTAGATGGAACCAATCCAATTCTTATACCGCAGAACAGGTTAAAAGAGTCCTTTCAGGATCAGGCATAAATGTTGAATCTGAACTAGATGCTGACTTTATAATATTTTGTCCATTTCATAATAATCACAGAACTCCAGCAGGAGAGGTACAGAAAAACAGCGGAATGTTCTTTTGTTTTTCCTGTCAAAAGTCTGCAGATCTTATAGAACTTGTAATGCATACTTCGGGTAGAACATATTTTGAGGCAGCAAGATTTATTAAAACAAAGGAAAAGTTGAGTAATCTGGTAGTAGACATTGATCGTAGTCTTGCTGAAGAAGAAAAATATAAGCCATTTGATGAATTAATAATTAAAAGATTACATAACAATCTTTCTTTATCAGAAAGACCAAAGGACTATTTTAAATATCGTAAAATAACTCAACAGTCATGGAATAAATTTTCTTTAGGGTATTCAGAAAAACAGGATATGGTAACTGTTCCAGTGCATAGTCCAGACGGAGTGCCAATTGGATTTGTTGGAAGATCTATAGAGGGCAAAGACTTTAAAAATACACCAGGCTTACCAAAGAGCAAGACGTTGTTTAACTTGCATCGTGTAAAGAAATCTGATAGAGTATACATTGTAGAATCATCTTTTGATGCAATCAGGCTGGATCAGGTGGGTATTCCAGCAGTTGCAACATTAGGTGCAAATGTATCAAACAAACAAATAGAATTGCTTCAAAAGTATTTCAATAACATTATTGTTATTGCTGATAACGATGAGGCAGGAGGAAACATGAAAGATAGAATAGTTGAAAGACTTGGCTCTCGTGTTTCTGTTATTAAAATAAACAAACAATACAAAGACATAGGCGATATGCCAGATGAAGAAATTAAAGATTTAAGTTTTTCATTTGACAAAAGCATAGAGTCTATGCTAAACTAATACAAACATAAAGGAGAAAAATATGAGCATTGTAAAGGGAATTAAAAACATCAACGCCCTGCTCGACAAACCAAAGTATGAAAACGATGGACCGAAGGTAAAGTGGTTAAAACTTGCTGATGGTCAGTCTGTAAAAATTAGATTCATCGAAGAACTAGATGAAGATTCTGCAAACTATAGCGATAAGCGTGGACTAGCGCTTGTAGTTAAAGAGCATGTTAATCCAAAGGACTATAAGCGTAAGGCTGTAGATACTATGGATACAGAAGGCCGTGACTGGGCAGAAGAAATGCATCGCAAAGATCCAAAGGCTGGATGGAGAGCCCGTCTTCGCTTTTACTGCAATGTCCTAGTAGACGACGGTATTGAAGCACCATATGTTGCAATCTGGTCAATGGGTATCAGCAAGCAGTCATCATTCAACACAATTCGTGAGTATGCCCTTGAGACAGGCAGTATCTCAAACGTAGTATGGAAGTTAAAGCGTAATGGTCAGGGCACTGAAACTAATTACACTCTTATTCCATCATCGCCAGATAAGGAACCATTCGATTGGAAAGATATCGAGCCTTATCCATTGGAGTCAGCACTAAAGAAGATTCCATATGCGGAACAAGAAGCGTTCTATTTGGGCTTTGATAGCCCATCTGTAACATCATCTACCAACACTGATTGGTAAGATGAATTACGTAGGCTTACATGTCCATACCCATTTTAGTCTTTTTGATGGGATTGCTACTCCAGAAGAATTAGTAGACCGAGCAGTTGAACTTGGTATGCCAGCATTGGCTATCACGGATCACGGAACATTATCTGGGCATAGAGAACTGTATCGAGTTGCAAAAGCAAAGGGCATTAAGCCAATTCTTGGTCTAGAAGGATACATGTGTGCAGACATATCTGATAAAAGAGATAAGTCTGAAAGAACAGGTCAGCAAGATCTTGTTTATAATCACATTATCCTTCTAGCCAAAAATAAAATTGGTTTAGAAAATTTAAATAAAATTAGCGAGATAGCATGGACAGATGGCTATTTTAAAAAGCCTAGATTTGATTTTAAGACATTAGAAAAATATAAAGAAGGTATTATAGTTTCTTCAGCATGTCCAAGCAGTGTGCTAGTTAAAGCACTAGAAGAAGAAGAGTTTGCTCTTGCTAAAAAGTATATATCTTGGTTTAAGGAGCAATTTGGCAATGATTATTATATTGAGGTCATGCCACACAATGAAGCACACATAAACAAATATCTTTTAGAACTAGCAGATGAGTTTAATATAAAGGCTATTGTTACTCCAGACTGCCACCATTCTCATCCAGGGCAAAAAGAAATTCAAGAGTTTAAACTAATCATGAATACGCATGCAAAAGTGTCAAAGGATGTAACATATGCTAAGTCAGCAAAACAGTCTGATATGATGCAAAGGCTAGACTTGCTATATGGTAAAGATAGAGAGATTACATTTAATAAGTTTGACATTCATTTACTGTCCTATGAAGAAATGAAGTCAGCCATGAAATCTCAGGGCATTGATAGAGAAGATATATATACAAACACAATACTTTTGTCAAATACTATTGAAGACTATGACATTCAAGAAGGTTTAAACCTATTGCCAGTACAATATAAGAGTCCAGACAAAGAACTTGCTAGGGTTGCTCTTGAAGGTTTGAAAGAAAGAGGTTTGGCTGAAAATCAGGTTTATGTAGACAGACTTAATGAAGAGTTGCAAATCATCAAAGATAAAAAGTTTGCTCCATACTTCCTTGTTGTTAGCAACATGATCAGTTGGGCAAAGAAAGAAGATATATTGGTTGGTCCTGGTCGTGGATCTTCCGCTGGGTCTTTGGTTTGCTACGCATTGAGGATTACTGACATTGACCCCATAAAACATAATCTTTTGTTCTTTCGATTTATTAACCCAGAGCGTAATGATTTTCCAGACATTGATACAGATATTCAAGATACTCGTCGTGAAGAAGTTAAGGATTATCTTGTTAGACAGTATAGGCATGTTGCTTCTATTGCAACATTTTTACAATTTACTGGTAAGGGCATAGTTAGAGATGTTGCCAGAGTTTTAAATATACCTTTGTCAGATGTGAACAAAGTTTTAAAAACAGTAGACTCTTGGGATGATTACTGTACATCAAAATCAACATTAGAGTTTCGTGAAAAATATCCAGAGGTGGAAATATATGGTGAGCAACTTCGTGGTCGTATTAGGGGTACTGGCGTTCATGCTGCTGGTGTTGTTACTAGTAAGGATCCGATCTTTAGGTATGCGCCATTGGAAACTCGTTCTTCTACTGGATCTGATGATCGGATACCAGTTGTTGGAATTGATATGGAAGAGGCTGAAAAGATTGGGCTTATCAAGATTGATGCGCTAGGTCTTAAAACCTTATCAGTTCTAAAGGATACTATTGATATAATTAAAGATAGGCATGGAAAAAAGATTGATCTTCTTAGTATAAAAATGGATGACCATAATGTATATCAAATGCTATCTGAAGGATATACCAAGGGCGTATTTCAGTGTGAAGCAGCGCCATATACAAACCTTCTTGTAAAAATGGGTGTTAAAAATTTGTCAGAACTTGCTGCATCTAATGCTCTTGTTCGTCCAGGCGCAATGAATACAATTGGAAAAGACTATATTGAAAGAAAACATGGACGACAAAATATAGCATATATTCATCAGATTCTTAAAGAGTTTACAGAAGATACTTACGGTTGTATTTTGTATCAAGAACAGGTTATGCAGGCCTGCGTACATATTGGTGGAATGTCTATGTCAGAGGCTGACAAAGTTCGTAAGATTATTGGAAAGAAAAAGGATGCAAAAGAGTTTGATCAGTTTAAAGATAGATTCGTTGAAGGAGCATCTCGTTTTATTACTCCGCATGCTGCTTTAGACTTGTGGCATGATTTTGAGGCTCACGCAGGGTATTCATTCAATAAGTCTCACGCAGTAGCATATTCAACGCTATCCTATTGGACAGCATGGTTAAAGTATTACTACCCACTTGAGTTTATGTATTCTGTATTAAAAAATGAGGGAGACAAAGATGCACGAACTGAATATCTTATTGAAGCGAAGAGAATGGGGATTAGCATTAAACTACCTCATATTAACGATTCGGATATTGATTTTAAAATTGAAGGTAAAGGTATTCGGTTTGGACTCTCGGGGATCAAGTTTATCTCTGATAAGATTGCAGAACGATATATATCGGCACGACCTTTTAAGTCTTATGCAGAACTTGAGCAGTTTACATTCACAAAAGGCAATGGAGTAAATAGTAGAGCGCTTCAAGCACTTAGAGCAATTGGGGCAGCAACATTTCCAGATAATCCAAGAAATGATCAGGAAATAAAAGAAAACCTATATGAGTATTTAAATCTTCCAGAATTTAATATAACAATTCCTTCACACTACTATGCTTTCATTCAAGACATTGTAGACTTTGAAGAAAAAGGATCTTATATTTTTATGGGTATGGTAAAATCTATTAAGAGGGGAACAGGATGGTCACGAGTTGAAATTTTGGACAAGACTGGGTCTGTCGGTATATTCGATGATGAAAATACCACTATTGAGACGGGTCGTTCTTATTTGGTTCTTTGTAATGATAACAGGATTGTATCTTTCATTCCATCTGAGCAAATAAAAGATTCTTCAAGTGCCTTGGTAAAATTTTTAGGGTATAGACAGTTGCCATATAAAGATGATGAAATGTTTGTAGTATCTTTTAAGCCAAGAGTAACAAAGGCTGGAAAGAAGATGGCATCATTAACCCTTGCAGATACAAAAAGAGATCTTCACTCAATAACAGTATTTCCAACATCTTTTGCAAAGGCTTACATGCATATTGAAGAAGGAAAATATTATAAATTTGAATTTGGAAAAACAAAAGACGGAACCGTAACATTGGAGGATGTACATGTCAGTTAGTTTAGAAGAAGCGTTAGCACAACTTGATCCCAAGTTGAGAAAAAGACTTGGAAGCGGTGTCGGTGTTAACTTTGAATACCAACCAACTCCTAGTTTTGGTTTAAATCGTGCACTTGGTGGAGGACTTCCATATGGTCGTCAAGTACTTATTTGGGGTAGCAAATCATCCGCAAAGTCTTCTATGTGCCTTCAAATGATTGCTCTAGCGCAAGCAGAAGGAAAATTATGTGCTTGGATTGACTCAGAAATGTCATACTCAGAGGAATGGGCTCGTAAGATGGGGGTAGATCCAGAAAAATTAATCTACTCACAGGCAAGAACTATAAGCGACATGGTAGATGTTGGAGTTGCTCTAATGAATGCTGGAGTTGATTTAATTGTGGTAGACTCTATTACGTCAATGCTTCCTGCAATATATTTTGAAAAGGACACTGACGAAATGAAGCCTTTGGAAAATACAAAGCAGATTGGAGCAGAGTCTCGTGACTTTAGTAACGCATGGAAAATGCTTAACTATGCTAACAATAAAGTTAAGCCTACTTTGCTTGTTCTTATTAGCCAGTCTCGTAATAACATTAATGCTATGTATACTAGCCAGCAGCCTTCTGGTGGTCAGGCTACTAAGTTTTACTCTTCTTGCGTTATTAAGTTATTTAGTTCCGAGTCAGACAATCAGGCGATTAAAGGAAAAATTAAAGTAGGAGATAAGTTGATTGAAGAAAAAATTGGAAGAACTATTAGGTGGGAACTTCAATTTTCTAAAACATCTCCAGGGTTTCAATCAGGAGAGTATGACTTTTATTTCAGAGGGGACAATGTTGGATTAGATACTATTGGTGATTTAGTTACAACAGCAGAACTAAATGGCGTAATAGAAAGAACTGGGGCATGGTACATGCTTCCAGATGGGACAAAAGTTCAGGGTAAAGAGGCATTTGTTAATCGTGTAAGAGAGGATCTTGACTTGCAAGAGTTTATCAAGAACAAACTAAATGGCTAACTACAGCGTTTATGAAGGCAAGTTTCCTTGCAGAACATGTAAAGAAGAGGTAAAGACAATAAGGGTTTATATGGAAACTGGAATGTCGTCTTGGATGTGTTCTCAAAAACATTTATCAGAAACTCAGTTGTTTAAAGTAGGATACAAAAAGGTAAAAAAGCATGAGTGAAAAATCTGAAAGCAAAAGAATAGGTGCTAAAAAGCATAAGAATTCTGGTAGAAATACTAAGAAGGGCGATGCCACCTGGGAAAACTTTACTGTAGATTTTAAAGAGAACTCAAAATCATTTACACTAAATCAAGATGTTTGGGCTAAGGCCACCACAGATGCTATACGAAATGGCAATGATCCAGCCATAGTAGTCGTACTTGGCGAGGGTAACAAGAAGACCAGACTTGCTATAATAGAGTTACAACTACTAGAACAGATGGTGAAAAATGGAACAGAATAAAACAACAATAGAAATGATAAACGGTTTGTCTGATATAGCAGAATATATGGAGGATGAGGAACTTACAACAGCCCTTACCTTTATTGCTAAGATAATTGTTAAGCCAGACATCCCATTAAATGTGGCTACAGTCGAGATCGTAAGACTTCAGGCTATTGCAGCAAAGATGTCCTTAAGAGCAACTTGGATGGCTAATGTGGATAAGTCAGACAGAGGAAAGAAGAATATTTACTATACAGCAGCAGAGGCAATAAACAATCTTGTATCTGCTTTAAAGTATATAATTCGATAATCTGCTATACTTATACTAACAGAAAGAGAAAAATGACAAAAAATTTACTACATACAGTTATGATAAAAACGGAAGAAAAACCAGTCCACTCTATGGATGTTGATGGGCTTGTGGCAAAAATAAAAGAAGGATACACAATTAATCGTGTAGACAAGCATACAACAAAGAAAACATTTGCTCCATCAACAATATCATATGGCAATGGAGAGTGTGCTAGATATTGGTACCTTGCTTTTGAGGGTCAAATATTTGAAGATAATGCTGATGCGTACGCTGCAGCCAATATGTCTGCTGGAACATTGTCCCATGCTAGAATACAAAATGCAATGATGCACTCTGGTGTGGCAAAAATATTTCGTGATGAAAATAATGAAGCAACGACTGAGTTTAAAATTGTTCATGATGATCCGCCAATTTTTGGTTATGGCGATGTAATGCTTAACTGGCAAAATGAAGAGTTGGTTGGCGAAATAAAAACAATGATGAATGAAGGTTTTGAATACAGAAAAGCATCTGGTAAGGGCAAGTTGGGACACTTGATGCAACTTCTTATTTATATGAAAATTTTAAAGAAACCAAAGGGTGTTTTGATTTATGAAAATAAAAATAATCATGAACTTCTTTTGATTCCTGTTGAAGTAAACGATCATTACCGTCGGTGGGTAGACCAGGCATTTGATTGGATGAGGACAGTTAGGAAAGCGTGGGAAAATAAAACCCTGCCAACCAAAAACTATAGATCTAACTCCAAGATATGCAAGTCATGCCCAATTCAAAAAGCATGTGAGTCTGCAGGGACAGGCGTAATTAAAATACCGCCCCTGGAGACATTAAGTGAGACATTGTAATTTTTGTGACAAACAGTTTGATCAGTCAGTATCTTATCAGATATATTGTTCTGTTGATTGTAGGGACCTTGCAACAAAAGAAAAGATTGCTGCAAGGTATCTACAGTCTAAAAGATTAAAAAGAAAGGGCAAAACTAGACTTTGCAAATCGTGTTCTATGCCATTATCAATATATAATGATTTTCAAATTTGTTCTTCCTGTGCAGTAAATCCAGATGCGGTTGCAAAAGCAATAAAAAAAATTAAGGATAAATCAAATGACAAAAAATAAATGGGGAATGAATGTATTGCCCAAAACTATATGTTCTATTGATGCCAGTACGAACAGTTTTGCATTTGCTTTATTTGATACGCAACAAAAAACACTGGGTATTGTGGGGAAAATTAAATTTGAAGGAAATGATATTTATGAAAAGGTTACAGATGCTGGCAAAAAAACTAAAGCGTTTTTTGATTATTACGGCGGATTTGAGGCAATCGTAATTGAACATACTGTGTTTATGAACAGTCCAAAAACTGCTGCAGACTTAGCCCTAGTTCAGGGTGCAATCCTTGGATCAGCAGGTCAGAGTGGAACTAAAACAATAGGTAAGGTAGCACCAATTACTTGGCAAAATTATATAGGTAATAAAAAAATATCAAAAGAGGAACAGTTAATAATTAGATCTCAAAATCCAAATAAGTCCCTATCCTGGTATAAAGGGCACGAAAGAAACTTAAGAAAAGAAAGAACAATTAGATTTATTAATACAATATATGATAGAAGCATAGATGATAATGATGTTGCGGATGCTTGTGGAATTGGGCACTGGGCTATAAATAATTGGGGCAAGGCCATATGAAAATTTTAGTATCAATAATTTCATACAAAGAAGGAGATCTTTTGGGGACAGTTTTAGACTGTTATGAAAAAGCAAGCAACAAAGAAAGCCTTTTATTTTCTATTGTTGAAGAGCACTATCCAGAATTTTATTCAGATTTAAGTTTTGTTCCAGAAAATCAGATGTTGTATCGAAGATTTGATTTATCAAAGTACAGGGGGATTCTTTGGGCTAGAGACTTGACAACAAGGAATTTGCCATCTCACTATGAATATGACTATGTTTTATTTATTTGTGGTCATACAAGGTTTGAAGAAGGTTGGGACATAATATGTTTGTCTGAGTACGAAAAAGCAAAAAATAAATCGGTAACGAATAAAGCAGTTTTAACATTATGTCCACCAGACTTTGAATATAACGAAGACTGGTCAATTAAATATAAAAACAAAGTGAAAACAAATTTATACCACCCATCAATAACTGGATGGGATCCAAGAACTCAGTCAACATCGGACTTTATTCCAGGATACTGGTTTCCAATTGGGCATGCTCCACCAGAAGATAATGATGTTCATGAAAATTATTGGGTTCACTTTACATGGTGTTTTGCAGATAAGTCTTATGTAGAAGAAGTTCCATTAGATCCAGAGATGAACTTTAACGGAGAAGAGCCATATGTTTCTTTACAGTCATGGGGTAGAGGCTGGAGAATGTTTGCTACTTCAAAAATTTTTGCATATCACCATTTATCTAGACAGTATCCAGGGGAAAAGTTAAGTAGATATAATACTGCAAGGCCATGGGCAGACGATAAAAAAAATGATCATTGGGAGCACTCAAGAAAGGCTATGCTAAAACTAAATATGTTATTTTCAGGAAAACTAGAAGGAAAATATGGTGGAATATCATTAGAAACTGTACAAGAGTATTGTAGAAAAAGCGGTATAAATCTTAAATGGACAGAATATAATGCAGATTATGACAAAATTGATGGATATCAGCACATGTCTGGCATTAAAAATAATGCTCCAGTTACTAGAGAAGAACTAGACTGGAAAATCCCAGGAGTTGACAGATAACCATATGGCTGCTAAACTATATACAAGCGAGGTTTTTATGCGTAAGCGTTATGTTATGGATAAAAAATCTCCAGAAGAAATAGCAAAGGAGTGTGGGGTAAGCGTGGAAACTATCTATGTATATCTTGCTAAATTTGGATTAAGGAAGTCTAAAAGATGAAAAAAATACTATTGCCTATAATTATATTGATTGGATCCCTGTCTTCTTTGGCAGCAATATCTCTAATTCGTTTGTCTAAAAATATGGAAGACTGGGAACTAGCGTGGGATGAAGATGGAGAAGATAATGAGTTCTGAGACACAGTTTACAATTGGTCAGGTTTGTGATGAAATAAAGCATATGCTTATTGAAAAAAATAAATCATATGGTGACTCCGCTCTTAACCCTGTTAGAATTTTTTCTACTTCTGATAGTGTAGAGCAACTTCATGTTCGTATTGATGATAAATTATCTAGAATAACTAGAGGTGGGTCTTATATTGGAGATAATGACATTGATGATTTAATTGGATATCTAATACTTTTAAAAATTGCAAGGGACCTAGATGATGTCAACTGAAGATGATTTAGTTAAACATTTAGATCAAGTAAATCAGGTAGTAGAAGAGTATTTGAAAGGTAATGACCCTACAGTAATTTCAAAAGAATTAGATATTCCAAGAACTAAAGTGGTCGCACTTATCAACGAGTGGAAGGTTATGGCATCTGCTAATGATGCTATCCGTGCTCGTGCTAAGGAAGCACTAGCAGCAGCAGATACACACTATAGCAAATTGGTATCTCGTACATACGAAGTTATTGATGAAGCATCAATGACAAATAATCTTAGTGCAAAAACTGCAGCAATTAAACTAGTTATGGATATTGAATCTAAAAGAATTGACATGTTGCAAAAAGCAGGACTGCTAGAAAACAAAGAACTTGCAGAAGAAATGATTCAGATAGAAAGAAGACAAGAAATTTTAATGTCAATTCTTAGAGATATAGCATCAGAACATCCGCAAATTCGTGACGAGATTATGCGTAGGCTTTCTGATATTGCTAAAAAGGATGAAGTGATTACAATTGTCCATGATGTTTGATGATTTTCTTGAGGCATTAAAGGATAATCATTTTGAAGAAACTCCAGTAGATGCTAAGACATTTGTAGAGTCTCCAGACTACTTGGGTCAGCCAGCATTATCAAATATTCAATATGACATAGTTGAAGCAATGAGTCAGATTTATCGTAAAGAAGATCTTCAACAAATAATGGGCGAAGAAGAAGGTGCAAGATATTTTGAAAAATTTACTAAGAATGAAATTATCCTCCAACTTGGTAAGGGCAGTGGAAAAGATTTTACTTCTACTGTTGCTTGTGCTTACATTGTGTATAAGTTATTATGCCTTAAGGACCCAGCCAGATATTTCGGCAAACCCTCTGGGGATGCCATAGACCTAATCAATGTTGCTATTAACGCACAGCAGGCTAAGAATGTTTTCTTTAAAGGTTTTAAAACAAAGATCGAAAAGTCACCATGGTTTGCTGGTAAGTATGAAGCAAAAGTGGATTCAATTGGATTTAATAAATCAATTACTGTTTACTCTGGCCACTCAGAGCGTGAGTCTCATGAGGGTCTAAATCTTTTGTTGGCAGTTCTTGATGAGATTTCTGGTTTTGCATCTGAAGTTGGAACAGGAAACGAACAGGGAAAGACTGCTGATAACATTTATAAAGCGTTTCGTGGATCAGTAGACTCTCGTTTCCCTGATCTTGGCAAGGTTGTTCTTCTTTCATTTCCACGATACCCAGGAGACTTTATTTCAGAAAGATATGAATCCGTTATTGCAGAAAAAGAAATTGTAGAAAGAACTCACGAATTTATAATTAATCCATTGCTTCCAGATACAGATGCGGATAATAAATTTGAAATTACATGGGATGAAGATACAATTGTTTCATATAAATACCCTGGAGTATTTGCTTTAAAAAGACCTACATGGGAAGTAAATCCTACTCGTAAAATTGATGATTTTAAAATTGCTTTTATGACAGACCTTGGAGATGCAATGATGCGCTTTGCATGCGTACCAACTTTTGCTTCAGATGCATTTTTTAAGCAGGCAGACAAAGTAAGAGCCTGTATGACACTAAGAAATCCTGTGGATAACTTTAAAAGGTTTGATGAGTCTTTTAGACCAGATCCAAATAAAAAATATTATGTACATGCTGACCTTGCACAAAAACATGACAAGTGTGCTGTAGCAATTGCACATGTTGAAAAATGGGTAAACATTCAGGTAATCAATAACTATGAGCAAGTTGCTCCAGTTGTAGTTGTAGACGCTGTCGCTTGGTGGGAGCCAAAGGTAGAAGGGCCAGTAAATTTATCTGAGGTAAAACAGTGGATTCAAAACCTTAGAAGAATAGGTTTTGATATAGGCATGGTTTCATTTGACCGTTGGCAATCATTTGATATCCAGAATGAACTAAAGCAAGTTGGAATGAAGACTGATACAGTTTCTGTTGCTAAAAAGCATTACGAGGATATGGCTATGCTTGTTTATGAAGAAAGATTAGTAATGCCTGCAATCGATCTTTTGTTTGAAGAGTTGACCCAATTAAAAATAATGAAAAATGATAGAGTTGATCACCCTAGGAAAAAGTCAAAAGACTTGGCCGATGCTGTGTGTGGTGCTATTTTTGGAGCAATATCATATACTCCAAAAACCCTAGACACTGAAGTAGAGGTTCACACTTTTAGCGATAGGCCAAAGCAGGTTGACAAACTTCCTGAGAATGTGATACACTATAAGTCTAGTCAAATAGAAGATATTAAAGACTATTTGGATAGGCTAAAAACAATATAAACCGAATGAATAATAAAAGGAGAAAAATGAATTCATTTAAGAAGATCGCTCTCGTCATGGTTGCAGCCATGGGCTTGGGCACACTAGTAGTGACACCTGCAAGTGCCAATACCGTTTCTGTAGACGTAACAACAGAAATTTCTGGCTCAGGTACTGCAGCCTCACCATTCACAGTTAAGGTTCCATCTGACAACGTAGTAAGCGTTGCAGACACCACAACTGTAACAAACAACGAAGCATTGCTTCTTACTGCAACTGTAGTTGCTGGAACACCAGTAACATTTACAGCAGTAGGCGCAAACACTCGCCTCGTCTCTGCAATTGGTTCAACAGTTAGTGCATCTGCTGGATCCTCATCAATCACAGTCACACCTGCTTCAACAACAGCGACTGTCTATGCATATACAACTACAACTGCTGCTTCTGCAGTTACAGTTTCTGTAACTGGTGCAGCAACAACACTATATCTTAAGGGTGTTGCAGGTCCTGCATACGATCTTAAGATGTCAATTCCTGCTTCAGGAAACATTTCTGGTAAGGTAACTGCAACTCTTGATGTTGCTGATATCTTTGGAAACGCTGTTGCTGATACAGTAACAGTAACCACTCTTGGTGGTGCAACTGCTGGAACAGTCACTGCTGATGCTCTTGTAACAGGTCGTTACACATCAGACATTACACTTCCTGCTACTGCTGGAACCGTTGCTGTTGGTGCATCTATTACTGCACCTACATCAGTTCCAACAATTAAGTTGGCCACAACTTCACAGACTGCAATCGTAACAGTTTCAGATCTTGCTGGAGCACTCGCAACTGCTAATGCTGCACTCGCTGCAGAAAAGGCTGCTCGTGCTGCTGACAAGGTAACTGCAGATGCTGCTCTTGCTGCTGCTGTAGCAAAGGCTGCTTCAGATGCAGTTGCTGCTAAGGCTGCTGCCGATGCTGCTGCTATTACTGCTGCTGCTGAAATTGCTAAGTTGAAGGCTGATGCTGTAACCGCTAAGGTTGCTGCAGACAAGGCTCTTGCAGATGCTCAGGCTGCTGCAAAGGCTGAACTTGATAAGGTAAAGGCAGACAATGCTGCTGCACTTGCTGCAATCAAGAAGGCATTCAATTCTCTTGCTGCAAAGTGGAACAAGGCTAATCCAAAGGCTAAGGTTGCCACACTTAAGTAATTAACTTAAACTAAGGGGGGGTGGGGAAACTTACCCCCCTTTTTGTTTTATAAAGTGATATACTGTAACTATGTTAGATTTAATAAAAAACGCAAAAGAAAATAGTCATGCAGTTTTGTTTGAGCAATACCAAATTCCAGAAATAACCTGGGAAGATATAATGAATTTTGTATATAAAGAATCAATAATAAAAAATGACAATTTAAAGAAAAAGGTAGAGCAAGTAAATAATCTTACAGCATTAGACTATATAGGAAACATACAAATACAGGAAAAATTTTGGCTTGCCCCACAGACACACAATATATTTGAAGATTTTAAAGGTGTTTCAGAACTATTGTATAAACTTAACAACTCTGTAGATAATAGGCATTGCGGATATTATAATCAAGGACAACATAATTGTAACAGTGACTGGCATTTTCAAGGGATAAGGATGTCTCTTTCTAACAGGAATGTAAGCGATCATCATGATCCACACGATATTTTTTATTGGCAAATAGTTGGTACATCATTTTGGAAAATAGATGGTGGAACGACTTACGAACTTAGGCCAGGTGACATGCTTTATCTTCCACTTGAAAACTCACACGAGGTCTGGTGTGACGGTCCAAGGGCAGGATTATTGATAGATAATCTTAATTAAATGATATAATAACCTTATTAGACATAGTCTAATTCGGAGGTCAGGAGATTAAAAAATTAACAAGAATAGTGTCTGCGTTCCTGTTAGCCTTTGGATTCAATCTTTGGCTTCCAGAAAATGCCAATGCGACATGCGTTAACTTTATACAATCACAAACCATAGCAGCAGCATACGAGGGTGATGCAGAGCCAACAGTTCATCATATGGACACCTGCTCTGGAGACGATATATCTTATCAAATACCTATTGCAACTACCGTGACTTTTGACGGGGTACAGTATGAAAACATTTATGCAACAACTAACTCTGTAATTACATTTGGTCAACCAGATGGAACATTTCATACCTATCCATCTACCCCTTCAATTTCTTTATACTCAATGGATTGGTTTCCAGGAGCAAGCGGAACATCTGGTTTGGACATATATTATTCAGAAGGTGGATTCCAATTAAACCTTAATATGGTTCCATTTGGTAACTATGGTGCACAGCCAAGCACAGTAAATATATTAGTGGCTATTACTAATACAGGTGGTTTGGCAGTATCTTATAGTTATCAAGGACCAGAGTATAATAATCTTAGAACAGGTGTTCGTCTTCATGACGGATCTATAGTATCACTCGAGGCTTGGGGGGCAACACAGGTACAGGCTGGAGAGCCAACCCCTACATTGGCTGCAGAGCCTATTCCAGAGCCTACTCCAAGCCCTACCCCTATCCCTGAGCCAACGCCTTCCCAAACGCCTATAACGCCAGAAGAACAGCAAGAACAGGTGGCAGAGGCAGCACAATTGGCTGATCAAATATCAGATTTAAATAATCTTATTGCTGCTATAAATGGAGAAGAACCAGTAGAGGAAGTTGAGCCAGAACCTTCACCAGAGCCAAGTCCTGATGTTACAGAAGAGCCTGATTTGCCTGAACCTGATGTTGAGGTAGAACCAGAAATTATTACACCAGAGGATCCAAGATTCCCTGATGATGAAGAGCAAACTGAACCAGAAGATCCCAATCCTTCTCCAAGCCCTGATACCACAGATGGGGAGAACGAAGAGACTGATCCAACTCCAGAACCTTCACAAGAGCCTTCACCTCAGCCAGAGGATACAGATCCAAGCCCAGAGCCTGAACCTGAGCAATCTGTTGACGAAGATCCTGTAGTAACACCAGATAAGGATAACACAGACAGCGATCCTATTTCTGACGAGGAACTTAAAAAGTTAAATAAACTAATTAGTGTTAATGATGCCAAATTAATGTCAGCAGTATCAACATTCCTAACTGAACTAAATCCAGAACAATCAAAAGAGTTGGCAGAAGATTTAGGTATTAAAACAGAAGAAGTAGCATTGATAGCAGAATTAGCAAAAGAAAATCCTGCAGTTGCAGCAGCAGTTGTTGAGTTTGCTGAAAAGGCAGCAGAAAATGAAGATGCCCCAATGCCATATACATTGGCAGATGCAGTCACAGAAATACAAACAGAAGCATTCTTGGCAGATCCTTTGGGAGCAATATTAAATATAAATCCAGCAGAACTCCTATCTAATTTCTCTGAGTTAGGTATGGATATGACGGACGATCAGAGAGAAAAAGCACAAGAAGTAATTATCCCAGTAGTACTTGTTTCTAACATAGTCGCTTCGGTAATTGGAATGAGGAGGTAACATGAAAATAATTAAAAAGGTTGTAAGGGGATTTTTCACATGGCTAAAAGATGCAGGTGTTGAAATAATTGCTCAGGCATTTACTCTCCTTGGCTTCTTTATTGCTTGGCTAACTTTGACAGGATCGGCAAGAGATATTGTTGGTCTTGCAGTATTAATCACAACAATTATTTGGTTAATATCAATACCGCTTAGAAAGGAGGACTAAAGATGGCAACTAAAAAAGTAGTAGAGGCTCCTAAAAAAGAGCATCCACAAAAAGCATTAACAAATATATTAATGCGAATAGTGGCAGTATTTGCAGCGTCTGGTCTATCGGTACTTGGTGCTGGAGCAGTCGTTGGAATTGACACAATACAAGCAGTAATGCTTGCTGGTCTATTGGGTGTAGCCAGTGTTATTGAAAGACTCGCAAGAGCCTTTCTTGATGATGGTAAACTAACCCTATCAGAAATAAATGATGCGTTCAAAACGGTAGATAAAAAGGCTAATTAGTCATTTTTAGGCCTACTTGACGGCCCCTTCAGAAGGTGGTATACTTTAATACACCTATCCTGAAGGGGCTTTTTCATGACCTGTATTGCTGCATTAAAACACGAAGGCAAAGTTTATATGGCTGGAGATCGTGGTGCGTCAGATGACAACATTATTCTGGCTCTTGAAGCACCCAAGGTTTGGAAAATAGGTCCCTATCTTATTGGATATGCTGGTGGATTAGATGGAGAAAGAATTCGCTATAACTTTAAACCAACAGCCCCAAACATTAAAGACACAGATAAGTTTATGCAGACTAAATTTATTAAAGAACTTAGAGAATTTTACAATGAGTTTTGGGTGGACACCAGCAAAGACGGAGACTTAGGATTAATTATTGGAATTCGTGGCGAGATATACGAACACAGTGCTGTAGATATGTCATTATCTAAATATACATTACCATATATGGCTATGGGCTCTGGATCGGAGTATGCCTACGGAGTTTTATTTGCAACAGATAAACAAAAAAATGCAAGAAATAGAGTTTTGCAAGCAGTAAATGCAGCAATAAAATTTAGCACATCCTGCACTGGCCCAGTTGACATTGTAACCGCTTAACGGTATACTTAGTATATGATCGAAGAACAAGATTACGACGAGTTTTCCATATGGTTAAACAATGGAATTGAGCGGGGATGGATAACAGAACCGTTCTGCAATACACACGAAGGAGATCCCTACATGACTGATGAAGAGCAGCAGGAATGGGAAGATGGCGGAGATCCATGTCAATTAGTAGTAAAAATAAAAGAATAAACAAACAACAACAAAGGATAAATAAATGAAAAAGACACTAATAGCAATACTATCAGCACTACTTTTAGTTACTGTAATTCAGCCTTCACAGGCAAATGATCAAAAGGTTTTGGCAATTATTGATAGCGCCATTAACTCTAATAATTTCCCTCAAATTATTCATGAGGTTTGTTTTACAACAGTAAAGTCAAAGGTTGTATCTCAAAATATGTCATGCCCAAATGGTGAATTGTTTATGGAGGGCAAGGGCGCAGCGTCTGCCCCATGGCCAACATCTGTTAATAATGCAACATATCATGGCGACAGCATGGTTAAATCTGCACTTACAGTAGATCCTAACATTAAGATTGTATTTATTAGGTTCAATGATGTTACAAGCATTGGAAATTCAAGGGGAGATGTTAGAGCACTAACAGCAGCAATTGATTGGGTATCAAAGAATGCATCTAAATATAGCATTGATGCTTTATCAATTAGCCAGTCTTCGGTTTCTGCTGACAACCTATCACGATGCACAACAGATACACAAACAATAAATGCTGTATCATCATTAAATGCAAACAATGTTCCAGTGTTTGTTGCAACAGGAAATGATCGTAGACAAGATGTTGTAGGCTTTCCTTCATGTGTTAATGGAGTTATTGGGGTGGGGGCTTTGGCTACTGCAACTCAACTTGAAGCAGCAACCAACCGAGGTCCTGGGTTAGATATGGTCGCTATGTCTGGAGTAAAAATCACTAAATATAATGGTTCTCCAGCAGTTGCATATGGATCATCCGTTGCTACTGCAGTTGCATCAGCCTCATATGTAAGCAAAAATACATTAAAATCATTTGGAGAGTACCTATCGTCTCTTTCAAAAATTTTGATTGGGTCATCGTCTTACATTCGTAGTTAATTATAGGTCCTGGGCATGACTTAAAACTGCCCTTAAAACACCATTAAAAATGTGTTATAATATAGACATGAAATCAATCTATGACATCCAGTTATCTTCTGCGGAAGGTACTCCAAATCACCTACAGCAATATAAGGGCAAAGTTACAATAGTTGCCAATACTACAGTTGGTTGCGGTAATGCAAATCAACTAGAAGTTCTGCAAATGCTTCAAGATAAGTACAACAACGAAGAGTTTGAAATCATTGCTGTCCCAACAAATGACTACTGTGGTCCAGGAGTTACTAAGGGCAAGTGGTCACAAGGAATTACCTGTGGCTTAGATTCAAAGGCTTATGGAGAAGAGATTTATAATACAACATTTAAGTATTCAGAGATGGTTTCTTCTGTTCCACATGAGTTGTTGAATGAGGTTTTAGGTAATGGTCTTACAACTGGAACTAATGGATTGGGTCAACCAACACTACCACCACATGAGTTGTATGCAGAGATTTCATCTCAGATGGAAAAATTGAGATCCATGAGAGACTCTCTAGAAGATGGTAATGTTAACGGAAAGTTTAAGTCCCCATGGCTAAACATTGGATTCTATGATGGTGTACAAATGGGCGGAAACTACGAAAAATATTTAATAGACAAAGATGGATATGTCATGAAGCATTTCACATGCACAGTTCTAAATTATGACATTGAAAAAACTCTTAAAGATGCAATGATTGCAGAAGGAAAAGAGCCTAAGATGGGTGAAGACAGATCTCCTGAAATCTTTGAAGAAGAGTTTAACTTTGTTTGCTCTGAAATTGAAAAAGCAATAGCAGGAGCAAGATCTCCTTTAAACCCAGAGTTAGCAAAAATATAAATATTATAGTCCTTGACAGGCACAGTATAGTCTGATATAATATAGTTGTGCTATATTAACAAGGAGGAAGCATATGTCCGTAAAAGGAAGTTTAGAAGCAATCATTGAGGTTGCAAAAAAAGAAGTTGGAACCATTGAAGGTCCAAAAGATAATGAAACAAAGTATGGAAAATGGACAGGTGCAAACTTTTTGCCTTGGTGCCAATCATTTGTTTCTTGGTGTGCATTTACTGCAGGCCTAGATCCAAAGAAATACCCAAAGACTGCAGCAACAATTGCAGCATCAGATTGGTTTAAGAAAAATAATCGTTGGGCAGATGCTCGTAACGACGATCCAACTCCAGGAGACTGGATTTATTTTGATTTCCCAGACGATGGCGTTAACAGAATTTCTCATGTTGGTCTTTGTGTAAAAAATAATGGAGATGGAACAATTCAGGTTATTGAAGGAAACACTTCAGGCACTGCAAAAGGCGATCAAAGAAATGGCGGTATGTGCGTAGAAAAGACTCGTGCATATGTAAAAAATAATAAAAAGAAATTGGTTAATGCTGTTGTTGGTTGGGGTCGTCCAGTGTATGCTGGAGAAGAGAATCTTCCACTTCTTAGCAAGGTTGGATCTTCTGATGTACCAACATCACATGATGCTGCTCCAAAGAAAAAGAAAAAGAAGTCAGCAGGTGGCGGAGGAAAGCCACAGGTGGCACTATAATGGAGTCAAGAAGAAAGTCATTGCTAAAGACTATAAGTTGGCCATTCGTACATTTTACTTTTGTTTCTGGAATAATTTATTTCGTTTTAAAGTACTATACTGGAGAGGCAGAGTGGGAGTATGTTGGTCTTTACGGACTTTCATATCTAACACTAGAAATGACTTTCTTCTACCTTCATGAAAGAATCTGGGCTAAGTTTGGAAAGAAGGTAAAGTAATGAGAATTAAGATTATTAAGTTTGTAGTAAAGGCTTTAGGCTATGAGTGGTCTGGAGATGAACTCAAACTACCTGTTTGGCAAGTAAAGGCTAAGACAAAGAAAAAGTAATGCCATCATATGAATATGATTGTATGTCTTGTGCTACAAGATATATAAAGGTTAGATCTATGTCCGATGAGGACCCAGGGTACAAATGTGAAACTTGCAATAAAGACTTAGTTCGTGTATACTCTAATATAGGAGTCACATTTAATGGCTCTGGGTTCTATAAAACTGACAATAGAAGGGTATAATATGTTTAGTATGTTACAGTCAAAGGAAGAAGAAAAAACTTGGACTCTTGGTCCACAGGATCGCTGCGACAAGTGTGGTGCTGAGGCACTAGTAAAAGTTTCTGGAATTTCTGGAGAGTTATTTTTCTGCGGACACCATTATAATAAAATTATGGACAACGCTGTTGGCTATGATAGCATGATGAAATTTGCCATTTCCATTGTTGACGAGCGAGAAAAAATAAATTAAAAAATGAGACTGCACTATATGTTGAGAGATCAACATTGTAATGTTGAAGAATTAAGAGATCTTTCTTATAGACTAGAGGACGCTGGTTATGAATCAGTTCTACTAACATTTCATTCTAGTCAAGCAGATTATTTTATAAAATCTGCTGCTGCAATTGTTCCAGGGCATAAACTAAAATATATGATAGCGCTAAGGCCATATCATGTAAGCCCTCAGTATTGTTCGATGATGACAATGGCATACAATGAAATAGATCAAGGCAGACTTGTTTTTAATTGGGTTGCTGGAGATTTTCATAACAGAAGTGATGAGCCAGACATAGAGTTTGATATTTTTGGAAAATCAGATTTAACAGATACAATAAAAAAAAGAACTACCTTTTTGAGAGATTTTGTAAAAATGTATAAAATGTATTGTCCCATATCAGTAATGCCACCCATGGTATTTAGTGGTTTTTCTGATTACACATTGGACACAGCAAAAATGTTTAGTGGAACATCTTTGTGTATGATAGACACATATAGAGAAAATTTAAACAAGTTTGATGGAATTAAAAATAGAATGGTTTCTGCTTTTGTTACTATAATAGAATCAGAAAAAGAGATCGAAGAATTTAAAAAAATAACTATACCACTTAACCCAAGACATATGAATTTTTCAATAATTGGAAACTATGAAACAGTTAAAGAGCAAATACTTAATCTTAAAGATGAAAAAATAACTGACTTGCTAGTAGTAACTGAAGTAACACATATGGACGAATCTTGGAACAAAGAGAATGATGTAATAGTTAACAAACTTATTAAAGAAATAAATAGTGAAATTAAACAACATGTTAGTTAATAATAAAGAATACGCTGGAATATTGTTTGTACATATACCAAAAACTGCTGGATCCTCTATTTCTAAAATACTATATGACAATAACTTAGATAACTGGAACAGAGCATGGCCAAGACATCATGACCCATATTCATATTTAAAGATGGCAAATACAATAGATCAAAGCGTTTTTTCTTTCTCAGTTGTTAGAAATCCATATGCAAGAACATATAGTTGCTATAGGCAATACAACAAGACCAATAAAACAGAAATATCTTTTAAAGATTATCTAGAAAATATATTAAAAAGTATAATATCACCAACAACTCCACTGCTTCATTACCCCCAGTCTTTTTACGTTACTGAAAATAATGAGATACAAGTTAATAAAATATATAAGTTTGAAAATCTAAAAGAACTTGAATCTGATTTTAACTGGAAGTTGGGTAGATATAATCTCGGTAATTATGCTGTAGAATCATACCTAAACGACTACACTAGTGATATAATAGATATAGTTAAAACACTATACAAGGCTGATTTTGACTTGTTTAAATATAGCACAAACTTTGATGATTGGATGAAACTGTAAATGAGAAAAACTGGCGAAGATTTTAATTTTAAAAAGCATGCAACTTATGGTGTTGAAGCAATAAAAAATCATATTTCAAATTTTTCTAGCGAGTGGCTATTAGACACATCAAGACAAGATAACTATGATGTTCATAAAGATACAGTTTCATATTTTGTTTATAGGGCTAACCTTCTTTGGAAAGAGGGCGACTCATTTTATGTAAAAAAAGAATCAGATGATGAAAAACTAGTTGGTCTACTTGAGCCCATTATAAAAGATTTAGAAAATATTCATAACGGAGTTAGAGGAATGGTTTTATTAATTAAATTGAAAGCAAAAGAAGATATAGCAATACACTTTGACTCTGGAGATTATCTTATGTTTTCTAGACGAAACCACATCCCAATAATAACTTCAGACAATGTATTTTTTGGGGTAGGAAATGAAAAGATAAGTATGCAGGCTGGAGAGTGTTGGGAGATTAACAATTCAAGACCACATCTTGTAGAAAATAATAGTGAAATAGATAGAGTTCATTTGCTCATTGACATAATGCCAAATGAAGAATTGGAGACAAGATGATTATACAAATTATTGGGCTGCCTGGTTCTGGCAAGACAGCGCTTGCACAGGCACTAAAAGAAAGAATTAATGCTATTCATCTTAATGCAGATGAGGTAAGATCTACAGTTAATTCAGATCTTTCTTTTACTCCAGCCGATAGAATTGAGCAAGCAAGGCGCATGGGAGAAATGGCAAGACTAATTGCTAAACAGAATGTTGCTCCAGTAATTGTAGATTTTGTTTGCCCTAACGATGAGACTAGAAGTGCATTTGGTTTTGCCGATATCATTGTATGGGTTGATAGAATAAAAGAAGGAAGGTTTGAGGACACTAACAAACTTTGGAAAGATCCTATAAACTTTCATATTAGAATTCTTGAAGGGTATACTGTAGAGCAAGAAGTAAACACAGTAATACAGGCCTGTGGTTTGTTTGATTGGTCTGCTCCTACTACTCTGCAACTTGGCAGATATCAACCTTGGCATGAGGGTCATCAGGCTCTTAAAAACGAGGCACACAAAAGAACTGATCAAGTATTAGTTGGTGTAAGAAATACTTATAAGACATCTGAAAAAGATCCACTAATGTATGATGAAGTGGCAGGGTATATCAAACAAGACAATCCTTTTAAAAATACACTAATACTAAGATTACCAAATATTACTAACATTGTTTATGGTCGTGATGTTGGATATAAGATTGAACAAGTAGATTTGGGGGCAGAGATTCATGCTATATCGGCTACGCAGAAGCGTAAAGAAATGGGCATCTAAGGTTTGGGATTATATTACTAAACCTAACAACATGGAGTGGCCATCATGAACGCAACAAAATCTAGGTCTGCAATAAAAGCAATCACATGGAGAATGGTTGGTACTGCAGATACATTCATCATATCTTGGTTTATTACTAAAAAGCCAGTAATTGCTGCAAGTATAGCAAGTTTAGAGGTTGTTACAAAAACTATATTATATTATTTTCATGAGCGTGGATGGAATAAAATACAGTGGGGTAGAAAGTAATGAAAAAAAAGATAGTTGTAGTTGGTGGAGGAACTGCTGGTTGGCTTACAGCACTTAAAGCACATAAATCGTATCCAGATTTAGATATAACTGTTATAGAGTCAACAGAGATAGGAATTTTGGGTGCAGGAGAGGGTTCTACGCCATACCTTACAGACTTTTTAAATCATTTAAATATACCATTGTCAGACTTAATCAAAAATTGTGATGCAACAATAAAAAACGGAATTAAGTTTACAAACTGGAATAATGATGGAGGATTTTATTATCATGGATTTTCTACAACTGACAAACAACTTGGTTTTGATGTTTTAAGTGATAGATATTTGTCAAATAGTCCACTAATGGTCGCAAGCCTATCTTTAAATAATAGCGTAAATAAGATAGACTTCATGGAAAAAATTTCAGAAGCCAGGAAAGTCCCCTTTACTTTGGAAGCAAACAAGAGAGATTTTGGATTTGTTTCTAAAAAAGATCCAATAGATGATTATAAAAAAATAGGAAACATTTCTATACATTTTAACGCTACTAAACTAGCGAACAGACTAAAAGAAATAGGGACAGAAAGAGGAATTAGAGTAGTTGATGGTACAATAAAAAATGTCTCACTAGATAAAGATAATTATGTAAATGGTTTAACTTTAGAAAATGACGAAAAGATTCTGTGTGATTTTGTTTTTGATTGTAGCGGATTCCATAGACTAATAATTGGTAAAGTATATAATGCCAAATGGAACAGTTATAAAGACTTTCTTCCTGTTGACTCTGCTATTCCATTTTTTATTGATATGGAAGATAGAATACCTCCATATACAGAGGCAATAGCAATGAAATATGGATGGATGTGGAAAATACCACTTCAAACAAGATTCGGTTGCGGGTATGTATATGATTCATCTCTTATATCTGAAAAAGATGCAATAAAAGAAATAGAAGATTTTTTAGGATATGAGCCAACATACCCCAGAAAAGATAAGGGTGGGTTTAAATTTAATGCTGGATGTTATGAAGAACCGTGGATAAATAATTGTGTAGCAATAGGACTTGCAGCAAACTTTATTGAACCATTAGAGGCAACATCTATTTGGGTAAGTATGGTGCAATTATCACAAATATTCGAAAACCCTTTATGGATAAGTGGCAACTCTAAAGAAATAAGAAAAGAATTCAATAGTATTATATTAAAAATGAATAATAGTATTTCTGATTTTATTTATTTTCATTATATAACATTAAGAAAAGATACAGATTTTTGGAAAAAATTCTCTTATGAAAAGTCACCAAAAAATTTAAAAGAAAAAATGGATAAGTGGGGCAGCAGGTTGCCTAATAGTTTAGATGCTGGCAATGAATGGACAATAAACAGTTGGATATTTGTTGGATCTGCACACGATACAATCAATAAAAATGTTGCTAAAACATATACAGAAAACTCTACTGACTATAAAAAGGGAGTTAGTATGTATGAATATTACGATAACTATCAAAATTATAAAATAGCAGAGTGTATTGATCACAGGCAATTTTTGGAGGGATTAAAATGAAATTTAGAACAGAGTGGATTAATGCTCTAAAGACAATGAGACACAAAGAGTATTGGAACAAGCCAAATACTGTTGAGTTCTTTGCTTTTATGACAAAAATATCTATTATATTTCCAGGCTTACTATTCGGTAAGCAATGGTGGTGGCTATACATCTTTGCATTGGTATCAAGCCTTGCATTGATTTGGTCATCGACAGTAAAGACTTTGCCTACAATTATTTGGTTCAATATCCTCTGGACAATTTTGGCTATAACTGCTATAATTAAGTATTGGGTCTAAGGAGGCTTATATGTATACATATTATGTAAGAAAAGTAGAAAACGTAGTAGATGGAGATACCATTGACGTTTTAATTGATTTAGGTTTTGACATTTTATTTTCATCTCGTGTTAGACTGGCTGGTATTGATACCCCAGAGTCTCGCACATCTGATAAAGCAGAAAAGGCTTTAGGTCTTGAGTCAAAAGAGTATTTAAAAAAGTTTCTTAAAGATGCCAAAACTGTTGTAATAAAAACCGAAAAAATGGATTCTTCAGAAAAGTATGGCAGAATACTTGGATGGATATATGTTAATGAAGACACCGTTTCTGTTAATGATCACATGATTAATGATGGTTATGCTTGGGGTTATCTTGGAGATACCAAGGTAAAAGATTTTGATGCTTTAGCAAAAGCAAGAAAGAAGTCTGGAAAGTGAGAGATTCAGAAAGAATATTTCAAAAATTAATTTTGACTGGAGGGTTGCGGTTTGCTGGTAAAGATCCAGAAACTGGGGAGAATATGTATGTAAAAACAGAAATGTTAAAAGATATTGACCCAAAATTAGATAATGCTATCGGTGGTTACTTTTCAGAAGTTACCATGACACTTTGGGAAAAAGGATTTATAGACATGGATGTGACAGAAGCAAACCCAGTTGTCAAAATTAATAAAAAATCTCTTGATGAAAACGAGATTAAACTACTTGATGCAAACGAAAGGTCCGCCCTTAAACAACTTTTAAAAATTATTGCTGATAAACGATGATAGAATAAGTTTATGGGGGCACCTATGAATAATTTAATTGGAGCAGTTTTACT